CTTTATCCCACCAATCATCTTCAAATAGTATTGTTGGTAGTGTTAAATCTAATTCTTGTTTATAATAATCTCTTACTAGAGAATAGCAATCGCTCTGTCCAAACTCATAATCTCTACCAAGTAATTTATTTCTTACATTTTTTGGTGTATACTCATATTTTTCCATGCTAGGTAAAGAGTAAATAATATATGGTATACCTAAAAAGTCACTCGTCTTTATATCGCTTTCGCTAGGCTCACAGCTTACATCCGGATGGCTATGTACTATTGCATGTATATCACCGAGTAAACTTGCTCTTATATAATCTTTTGCGGATATTACAAAGTCTTCTTCTGGCTTTACTGCAGTGTTTTCACAAGCCATCCATACTATCTTGCCCCGTTTATTTATTAGTATCCCGCAACCTTCTTCTGGATAAACACTAATTAGATGCTCTAATATTTCTTTATCTTTGTTTAGCACCCGGGAATCCTCCAAAAGGTAAAGGTTGTTTAGTCTTATCTACAGCTACTCCGCCAGTAATAGTTGAGTGTATCTTTGATTGAAACCTTAAAGAGCAGGAAGTTACTTTCTTACCACAAATATCTCCAGAAGTCCAGTAAGCTCCTTCTATAAAACTAAACGCATTCGGTGAGATAGTAGTATTTGCTGTTGCGTATCTTTTTGCTCTCCATAGAGCGCCAGCAGTCGATAGTATATAAGTGTTATGCCCCACTTGCCTGTAGGTATACGCTGGATTAGTAGTTCCGAAAGATACTTCGGTAGTGTATACCCTAACTCTTCTCCAGTAAAATTTATCAGAATCAGAAGGCTGAGTAGGGTTGGAAGCTTGGTCTCTTACTGCCTGCCAATAATTAGTTGCTGCAACAGAGGTAGTACTTCCATCTTGATTAACTCTATCTATGTTAGTAGAAGTACTATAATAAGCACCTTTTGTAACACTAGATCCTACAGTAGAGAAAGATATTGTTATTGGAACTATATACTCATCATATTCATTCATATATATAGCATCTCCCCCTGCAGTAGTACCTTCACCCAAAGTTTCGGACTTCCAAGTGCAGCCTCCGCGAGGAGAAGAATTATTCACTCCTTTATACTTCCAAGGGCAAGCTCCTCCTACTACGATTCTTCTAGGTAACATAATTCCTGCTAAATCAAAAGGTGCCGCCAGTTCAAAAGTTGCTGATATAATAGTTTTAGACTTTAACCTATCAATAACATATACTATTTTTGGGAATTCTACGGGAGGATTCCCTGCGCCGGAATCGTTAGACTCTCCCACTAAGTATTTTTTAAGAGTAGTTCTTCTAGTAAGTCTTTTTCCTATAAGGTCTTGAAAGTCTAAGCCTCCGATAGCATCTTTGAATACGCTCTCAATATTTGCTACTGTTATCTCGGGACGAGAATAAGCTCCGTCGCTAGAGATATCGAATCCATCAGCTTCAAGGGGCAGAGCTTCATAAGTTTGAACGGCTCCTGCAGAATCTCGAAACTGTAGTTCTGTTAAGTCATCATCTAAACCGGCGAAGAAGTGGGCAAAACTACCTGAAGAATACTCTAGGTCGTAGAGTACCACCAGTTCCGAACCAGGATCTTGTAGCTGTACTGTTTTTATAATATCACTCATGCTTCATAAACTCTTCTAAGTGTGGCGGTACAGGAACCAATATTTAAATTATAGTATACTTGATTATAATCTTCGCAGACTACTTTCACGGTTGTTTCATCTCCAACACCGTCTGGGTCAGGAATAGTGAAATCAAAGGAAGTAGTACCTCCTTTAGAGTCTAGAAAGTCTACAATATCATCTATTTCTTGTGTAGGGCGATTATTAAAAGATACGTTAAAATTTTGCATAAGAGTGTTGATACCCTCTTTTAATCTTTGTTCATATCCATCCCCAAAAGAAACTTTTAGTACTCTTGGTTTTGTTTTCTTCGAGAAATTTCTGTCTGGAGTTACAAAGCCAGAAGCTCCGCCTACATTAATACCAATTGTCATTATGCTGCTCCATAAGGGCTAAGAATCCCGCCTGGCCGCTTCTGGCGTTGTAGCTCTTCTTGTACGGCACCAGCAATAAGTTTACCCATATTGGCCCCCATTTGCCCATCACTATTAGACTGTGATTGTGAGTTGCCTTGCCCGTCCATAGACACGTTCACAGTAACATTGTTATTTTGTCCCATACCGGAGCCCATATTCACTGGAATAGCTTTGCCATCTGGAAGAGGTACTACGGCTTCGTTCATTTTACCTTCGCCTACAAGTCCAAGAGTGGGACGTTTTACAATACCCCCGTTGGCATATCCCGTAACCCCTCCAGGCATAATACCACCAGCAGCAGCACCAAAGATACCGGAAAAGAAGCCTCCCAAGCCTCCTCCTATACTGCCTAAACCCTTTAGAATACCAGAGAGAGCGTTTTTTAGTCCGTCAAAAATATTTTTAAACATATTGCTGAACTTAGAGAAAAAAGTCTCTTCTTCTCCAGATTTAGGCAAGGTAGATGCGGGTACAGCAGTAGAAATAGAAGAGCTACTAGAATTATCTTGGTTTGACACCCCCAAACCTTCCTGAATTTTTTCTTTTATATAATCTCCCCCTTCCTCAAGAGCACTTTTCATTTTCGAAGCAGGAGTATCATAAATCCCAGTTATACTAAGAATATCTTCTGTTAAGCTTTTTGCGAGAGTATCAGCTATAGAACTTAAAACACTCTTTGCAATATTTAACAAAGCATCTTTAAAACTTGTCTCAGTACCTTTAATGATATCTGCAATATTACTCGCTAAGGAACTTTCTAAAGTGGTTCTGAAAGTTTCAGCTATTTTAAATGCTAAAATCTGTTGTTCAGCTAATAGTTCATTTTGTACTATAATTCCGTCTATTTGAGCATTAATATTATCCATAGTAGTTGTGTCTTCTGCGGATAGTGTAAGCTTTTGTCTTTCAAGCTCTGTTAATTTTAATATATTTTGCTCAGACTGTTTCTGAAATCCTATTCTTTCTTTCTCGAAAGCTGTTGCCCCAGACAGTTGTTTAGCGAATTTAGTAGTTACCCCAAGTTCTTTTGTTTTAAGCTTTAGACTCTCTTCTCTTTGTGTGTTATTTCTTTCAATTAGTGCCCTTTCTACGCCTAAAGTCTGAATCCTTAGTTTTAATGCTAATTTTTCTGCTTCGGAGCCGCTGAAGTATGCGGCGATTGCGTCCTTTTGTGCATCAGCTATTTGCTCGTCCAATATTTTAATTTTCTGTCTGGAATTAAAAAAGGCATCATTTAAAGGACTAGCAACCGCGGCGCTGCCTTGATTCAGAACTTTTACTTCGTTTATTCTATTCTTTAGATCTAATTCTTCTCTAGCAATCTTTAATTCTTGTTCAGAAGCATATATACCCTCTTGTTTTAATACTTTCTGCAACCTTAACTGCTCTAGTTTATCTTTTGTGAATTTTATTCCTTTCTCTTCTCCGAGAGCAAGTTTAGCATTTAACTCAAGTATATCAATACGTGCAGCAGCAATTGACTGTTCTGTTTTAATTCTTCCTTTACTAATTTTTGCAGCCCCTGTTACTGCTTGGATTTCATTAATCTGTTGCTGCAGTTTCATATTAGCATATTTAACTTCTAAATCATTTAATTTTTGTATTAAGTCAATCTCTTTTTCTAGTCTAGTTATTCTGTCTTTGTTGATTCCACTAAGATTATCTAATTTTTTCTCAGCTTTTAGCTGATCCTGTAATTTTTCTAATAAGCCGCTTACTTTAGTAGTATACGTTGTAATAGATGAAATAGTTTTTGTATACTCAGCCGTATTAGACTCTCTTGCCTTTTGCAACGCCCCAAATTCAGTCCCTAACTCTTGAAGTTGCGCAGCTAGTTCTCCGTATCTTTCTTGCTCCTTTTCTGTTAGGGTACCGCCTAAAGCAAGTATACTAGCTAAAGCCTTGAACTCTGCTCCCACGCCCGTTGACGTTAGTTTGGAAGCAACTAAGCCCTCTACTAGTAGCCTATTGGAGTTTATAAATTCGTCAGTAGCTTTTTTTCCTAATCTAATTATTTCTTCGTTTCTACCTAAACTGTCAAATAAGTCATCTAATGCCTTAGCTACTGTTGGGAGCACGAAAGAAGTAAAACCTTCCTTTGCTTCTTCTATAGCTCCTTGCTTTATAGTTTTATTTAGATCCTCAAAGTTTTTAGTTAAACTACTAATTTGTTCCCCTACGGAAGTAAACGCTTGTGCGTTAGGACCTTTTAAATCTTTAGTTAATTCGGCTTGAACTTCTGCAAACTTTACGTACTCATCATTCAAACTTTCCTGTACTCTAGTTAACTCTGTTGCAGTATCTATCTGCTTCTTTAGCTGTTGGTCTATCTCTATAATCCCTAATCTCTCTAAACCTGCTTTTAAAAGGTCGAATGCAATAGCAAGTATACCTACCCAAGATACGATTCTTATCATAGTAACAGCCACTTTAACAAGTGCGCCCACAAACTTTAAAGCAGCGGTTTTCATTATCAAAAAATGAGACTCTACTTTTGCAGCCACTAAAGCGCTTGTAGTAGATATTCTGTTAAAAGCTCCCACGAACTTAGATTTTATAATTTGTGAAGTAGTCTGAGCTTTACCTGCCATCTCGTCTAGATGTTCTGCGAATTTATTTCTCATATCAGCAGACATTTTTGTGTACTCTCCCAGCCCCGATCTAGCAGCCCGGGCCATACCCCTTGCTTGAGCTTTAGAAAGAGCTTCTTGTCCGTCGAGAAGAGCTTTTAATCCCGAGCCTTTTCTACCTTGTAACCCTGATCCTCTTGCGATAGTAGCGGCTTGTTCTTGTGATCCTCCAGGTTGAAATGCTAATGTTTGCTCCATTTTTAGTCTTTTTATTTTTTGTTGAGCAGTCTCAATAGACTTAGCAGCTGTTTCACTAGCTTCCTTAGTCGCTATACCCCATTTAGTTATTCCGGGTATAGCCTGTTTAAATAAAGGAATTGCAATTAGCCCAAGAGCTGCAACTAAAGAACTTACATTATCAGTAAAAAATCTAGCAAAAGGAGTACCTAGAGTTGCTAAAAATTCTTTGAAACCTTTTAATACATCTGAGAAAGCTACACCTAATTCTGCGAAAGCATTATTCTCTGGTTTTAAAATTTCATTAATTCTATTGAACTTGGTTTCGAGCTGGCCTTGAACATCATTAAATATTGCGGTTCTTTTTTGAAACTGAGTTAACTCTTTAGCATTTATTCCAAGAGTAGTTGCATACTTGGTCGCAGCATCGTCTAATCTTAGTATAATACCTAATTCATCTAATAATTCAGGTTCTCCTTTAGTAACACCCCTTACTAAACGATTAAAAGAATCTGTAACGTCCCTGCCCAATATTTTAGAAACATTTGCAGCACCTTTTGCTAGAGCGGTTATCTGGTCCACAGACAGTCCGGACGCTACACCAATAGCTGCTGCTTGAGATGCTGTTTCAAAATCTAATAATCCTTGGGCTGCTGTTCTTATATTAGAAGTTAAATTTTTCATTGCAACACCTGTAGTCGCAGTATAGGCTATCTGTCCGTCCTGTAGAACTTTTAAATCTCCAGCACTTTTTAGGAAATTAAATGCTGCGGAAGCTGCGAACACGGTTGCGGCAAGAATTGCATAAGCAGGTACAAGACCTCCTGAAATTCCTTGAGCTTGTTTTGAAAAGTTTTTGCCTGCACCGCTGCTGGCTTGTGCTACACCTTTTAATTGACGGTCGGCAGTCTGGGCAGATTTACCAGCTTTATCAAGACTCGCACCGAGCTTTTTAGCGCTCTTTTCTGTAAGGCGCATAGTGCCGTTGTCGTCTACAATAATACTTACTTTTACTTCTTTAGCCATTATCCTTGCACATTATGGGTGTACTGTTTTCCACCGCTTTTGGCTTTACGTTCTTCAGCCTTTCTCTTCTTTTCCATTTTTTCGTTCAATTGCTGAACTCTAAAATACTCGATTCTCGAAATAAAGAATACTACAGTCTTCTTATCTTCTATACCAAACAGGTTCAAGAAAAAATCTATGCTAGACCATTCTTTGCCCATGTAACTTCCGGACATACCTTCCCATCTATCAGGCATATAGTTAAAAATTAAAAAAGCATACTGAACGTCTTCAGGGAAAACGTCCATAGATACAGGCATTCTGGCAGGGTTTGGCTCTGTTCCAAGTTGCTCGCACATAGCCAAATATTTTTCAGTGGATAATTCACCCTCTTGAGAAATACTTTTTTCTACAAGTCGGATGCACTCTTCGACTTGTTTTTCGTAAAATTTTCAAGGTCACCTAAGGTATCTGATACCCAAGTGTCAAAAGAGCCGGAGTTCTTCATAAGAATCTCTGCCTCTTCTAAGGAGTACGGTAATTCTTGGTCTGCGTCCATGCCTTCAGTATCTACTAATAGAAGCTCTTCTAAATAAGATAACTTTAAACCTGTCCAGCCTTTAATTACAGCTTTTACATATTCAGTAAGAAACTTATCGTCATCGATAATTTCTTCTGCTTGGTGTGTTGAACGATTGAATTTCTTTGAGACACATTTCTTGCGGAGTGCAAGTAGCTCTTCTCGTGCTAGGTAACATAAATCAACAGAAAAACCATTCATGCCCGGAAAATCAATCGAAACGGTCATGGATGGCTTCATTAAACTTTTTAAAGAAATATCGCTCATAATATAAAAATCCTAATTTAATTAAAGAAGGGGGAGTAGAACTCCCCCGTAGATTTAATAATTATACTAAAGCGACTTCGAAAAGTCAAGATTTATTTTTTTCTATTACGCCGCCGTATAGACGATAGTTGCTTCATTTTGAGAGTCAATGTCTCCACCTGATGCTTGCCCATGAAACGCAATATCAAGAGTAAGCAAATCTTCTACGTTAACAACAGGAATCTCTAAGTGAGCTGTAGGTAAAGAGAATTTTAAGGCTGGTGCAGAAGCACCACCAATATTGATATCCAGGTCAAAAACATTTCGTACTGTATCCGTATCTGCTACTAAGTCTGCAAACAACTCTCCTGATTTACTATTAGTAATATCATTGTCTAAGTAACAAGTCAAATTTCCAGAAATTGAACGAGTTCCAGTAATATTACCTAAAGGCTTGTTTACTTGACCTAATTCTTCAGGAGTAAGATAAGAAATATTATTCTCGAAGTTAATAGAGCCTCCCGTCAGAACAATAGTATAAGCATCATCTGGGCTTACATCCGTTCTTGATAGAGTTACTGTAGAAATACGATTACGAATAAAGTTGGACGTCAATTCAATTCCTGTAGTAATATTTGGAGTTGCAAGAGTATCACCTTCATCAGAAAGTTCAGAACCAAACCCAGACCACTGAATAGTAGCAATTCCATCAATGTCAAAATCAATTGTAACTGAATTTACGGCAGCCTTTGTAATTTTATATACTTGGTTAGTTCCGCCAGTAGGTTTGAACATAAAGTAAATTTCATACCCTTCTCCCATAGAAGGAATGTCACTATTCGTAAGGTCAAAGGTATTAGTAGTCGTATCTAATGAATTAGCAGGACCAATAGAACCACTAAAAACCCCACTTGACGTAACAAACGAAGTAGCTCCGGTATACATAGCCCATAACGCTTCTTCTATACAACGTGCTTGCGATGGTGATTGCGTTGTGTCTAAAGTAGGACGAGCATAAGTACTAAAACTCCATTCTACTGGTGCTAAAGAATCGTTAAAAAGCAACCGTCCACGTCTTGAAGTTGCTCCTGACTCACTTACTGTAATTTCGGAAGCGTTAATTGCTTGTGAAAAGGAAAAACCATCAAGTACAGGTACTTCCCAAATATCACTGCCAAGTTTGATTGCGACTTGTACGTCTCTTGTAAATTGTAATGCCATTTTATTTCTCCAAAGAGATTACTCTCTTCCTAACCTTAGTATCGAACTTCGCAAACGATTTCGCCGACGCCTAAAGGTTCTAGTGCGCCTTCATCAGTATCTAAACTTACTATTGTAAGCTGATGTACTGATTGCGCTGTTCCGTCTTGATCTGTATAGGATAATGCTGAATTATCTTCTATTACTGTTTCTATGTCTTCAAAAAGTTTTTCTAAGCCTAATACGGCATCTTCTTGTTGAACATACACTCTCAATGTCAGAGTCATAAATCTATCTTTATAGCCACCACCCTGATACTGTCTAGTTTCTGCTCCTGCACTACAATGTACTGCAGGAAAATCTTGTACTTCGTCCCAGAACAATAGTTTTGGTTCTACGT